ACGCGCCCGCCATTCAGTGCTAAAATATTCCCACCTGCCGGTGTGGTGGAATGGCAGACACAAGGGACTTAAAATCCCTCGGCGTAACAACCGTGCGGGTTCGAGCCCCGCCACCGGCACCACTCAGAAATGACCTTTGTATGTCAGATGGCCGCTTAGGGCGCGTCCATCTCGACAGCAAAGGTCTTTCTTCGTTCAACCCCGTGACCGCTTCGCTGGATTGCGGGGTTGTGCTCCGTCGCTTCTCTTCATAAAAAGAACCGCCGCTGCTCCATTGGGAGCAGCGGCGGCGCTATGTCTGAAAGCTGCGGTCACGCGTTTTCGTTTTCCTTATCCAGCTCGGCGAGGAAATTGATGAGCCGGGCCTCGTCCTCGCGGCGGTCGGCAAACAGCTCGAGGTTGTCGCCCTGCTCGCTCAGAAGCTGGCCGAGGGCGATGTACTCGCTCAGCGCGCTCTTGAGATTGAACACGTCGCCATCCTGGCTCTTGAGGTACACGTCGCCAGCGCAGGCGTGGATGACCTTGCGGAATTCTTCGACTTCTTTGATGTTCTTGAGTTTCATGTTCATTGCCTCCCATGCAATTTTTTACTTTGACTTTCGATTACAGTTGCAGTATACGCGCTGGGGAAGGAAAATTCAAGGGGTGGTTTGAACAAAACGCACAAAAATATGTGTTTTATTTTGTGCGATACGCCGGATAATAAGTATACAACCGGGTCAGAGCCGCACTGCGGCTGGCAGCGCCGGGTGCAAGAAAGTGCACATCCGCACCCACGTCCTGACTGCCCTGCAGCACGATCAGAAGTGTGTCCATCTCCTTTCCGGCAGAAAAGAGGATGGATGCCTCGCCGGACAGACCGTGCCATGCGCCGTCCTCACGCGTGAGCATCAGCGTATACGGCTCCTCCATACCGTCAAGGCCGGAGATCGTCAGCGTCCCGTGAAACAGATTGCTGTGCAGCACGCTTTTCGTCAGCGTGCCGGTGAGCGTGAGCGTGTGCGCCTGTGCAAATGCCTCGTCGGCCAGCGCGTATTCCGTGACGGTCTGGGAAAGCTCGACCGGCGTCTGCGTCGGTACCGCGACCAGCACCACAAGATTTAAAATCAGCACTGCGACCGCAATGCCGAACACCGCCGTGCGGTGGCGGGCGAACCAGTTCTTATTTTCCTCTCCCATAGCTCAATTCTCCATTCTTCACAGATTCTTCAGATTTGAAGCCTTGAAATAGTTACAATTTAGTGTATAATAAATTACAGATTGATATTTAATCAACATCTCACACCGAAAGGAGCGGATGCGATGGCAGCATGACCGGCCGCTTTTACACAAACAACCAAACCAACCAGTTTCAAAAGGGCGCTGCGGGATCCCGCAGCGCCCTTTTTGATTATACAGGAATCTTCCAAAAACCGCAAGCGGTCAGAACCGCTGATTTATCCGACGTACGGAACCAGCTCGAAGTATTCCAGCTCCGATTCGCCGTCAATATACCACTGCCAGTCCCCCGCGGGCTGCTCGATTGCGATGCGTCCGGTCACGCCGTCGCTTGTGATCACGTCGACGAAGCTCTTGCCGTCCGTTCCCGTGACCTGCAAAACCGTGCCGGGGCCGAAGACGGACTCCGTGCCGTCGTCCAGCGTGACGGGAATATCCCGCACAACGGACAGGCGGGAATAGCTCGTATTTGCGGGAACGATCTGCCACTCATCGCCCAGCGGCGTCAGCACATCGTCGTGCAGGGCATAGGCACGGATGGCGCTGTAGGAGCCGAGCACATTCTGCGTGCTCTCAAGCTGGAGGCTGTTATCGGAGACGCCGATGATCGCGGCCTCCAAATAGATCTGGTCCTCAAACGGGATCAGCTCCGGCGTCCCGGTCTTCATCGACCAGACATTCAGCACATACTGATCCCCGTTCATATTGCCGTTGAAATAGACCTCCGGATAGCCGTCCGCGTCCAGATCAGCCAGCCAGATGTGTGCGTTGAAGCTGGCGGGATAGGACACATCCGGCTCCTCAAAGCCGGTGTCGAACACGTCCGACCCCTTCTGAATGCGCAGCACAAACGACTGCTGGTCATATTGGTCCCAGATGCGCAGCAGCTGCACCGTCTCGGGCGTGCCGCAGCCATCCAGATCTGCCTCGCCGCTGCGGACGATCTCGGTGCGGATGCTCTGGAAGCCGTAAAGCGTGATGCCGTCATAGGGGATCTCAGCCGGAACCGGATCCTGCGCAGGAAGCTCGACCGGGGCAAACGGCTCCGCCTCAGGCTCAGACGGGACTGGCTCGACCGGCTGCGGGTCTGTGACCGTATTCGTCGTGTCCTCGACCGGCTCCTCCGACGGGACGACGCGTATGGCGACCGCCAGCACCTGCGGCGGGTCAGACGTTTCAACGCCGCCGAGATACGTGATATCCACCTGAAGTGCCTGCGTCAGTTCGGACACAGAAATGGGCCAGCCGTCCGCGCCGGTGGGGACAAGCCCGTCGGCCAGCGCGACCGTGACCGTGTCCGCAGAACCGAACGACGAGTCTTTGTCTGCAGGGCGAACCGTCAGCGTACCGCCGCCGGATGAAAGAATATCGGCAGTAAATGTCGTGACGTGTACCTCAGCGGGCGCTTCCGGCTCCGGGTCAGCCTGTACAGGCTCCTCCGGAAGCGGCTTTGCACAGCTGCACAGCAGCGAAAGCGCCAGCGCCGCGGCCAGCACGAGAATCAGCTTTTTCATAGTTCCTCCTTCTGGGAGATCGTAGTCGCTGTCCCAGCGTCACCATAATAGCGGATTCTGCCGCATTCGTCAATGGACAGTTTTGCTTATTTTGAATATGTTTTGCCCGTTTCCTCCATCAAAATGCGCTCTTTTTGTGATTATGTGAACTTGCGGAAACAATTTGTAATTTTCAAGGAAGTGCAGCCCAGCCGCCTGTCCGTATTGCCCCAAGTCCAAAGCGCGCGGCTCAAAGCTTCTCTGCCAGGCGCTGTTCTCCGCTTCATCCGGATCTTGCAGCGAAGCCCCACGTCATGTTCTTCAAAAATACCGCCTCTTCTTACCATGCGCTGCATGATAAAAAGAGGCGGCTTTTGCTCTCCGGTGCGCCGGTCAATACGCCAGCGCAGACTGGACGGTGTGGTGGATGAGGTCGTGACCGGCCTGCGTGGGGTGGATGCCGTCTGCGCCGATGAGCGTCGGGAAGACGCGGCTTTTGAGGAACTCTGTGCGCAGATCGACCAGCCTGCAGCCGAATGCACGGCTCAGCTGCGCGACCATGGAATTGTAATATTCCTGCCAGCGGTACAAATGATCCGTGTCACCCAGCCAGTGCAGAATATTTTCCGCGCTCAGCCCTCTGGTGATAAAGGAGAAATACCGCTCCTGCTCCAGCGGCGGCAGGCTCGTCATGGCCACGCGGGCGCCCGCGCTCTGCGCCTTGCGGATGGCGGTGCAGTATTGGTCGATGAACTGCTCCGACGGCGTGTGCGGCAGATGCTCGCCGTCCGGGTCTTCCGAGATGGCCTTCCAGTCGTAATCGCAGTCGTTGCCGCCGAAGCAGAACAGCACCGTCGTATCGCCGTCACAGGTCCCGAGCTTCCGGTCAAGCTGCTTCAGTCCCGCGTCGATGGTCGCGCCCATTTTTGCGTTGTTTTCCACGGTGACGCCCTGCGCACGCAGCGTGTCGAAATCATGCTCCTGACACAGGTGATAGCTCTGGCCGTTATAGGTGACGCCCTTGATGATGGAGTCGCCGAAGATCTTCAGATTTTTCATAGGGATCCCTCCTGCCTGTTTGTATCTCCAGTGTAGCCGCATGGCGGGAAAAAGTCTCCCGATTCCTGCCCCAAAACGCTCTCCGGGTTCGTTCCCAGCAGTCTACAAAACGAAGTCCGGCACTCTACTGCCCGTAGAGTGCCGGTTTTTTGCGAGAAAAGTTCGCAGTGCACAGCCAGAAGCAGTAGAATCCGAACCCAGCAGCACTTCACTCGCCTTCCTGCATTTTTTTGACGATTTCCATAAAGCGGGCGGTCACACGGTCGTAATTTTCCCTCCGGTGCGGGAACAGACAGCCGGAGCAGTCCTTGATCCCGGCTTCCGTGTAGCGGAAATTGCCGCCGCAGCCGCGCCCGAGCGCGTAGAGCGGACAGTAGCAGAACAGGCAGTTGAAATCCTCCGGGTGCTTTGTCTCATGGCAGGGGAAATATTCGCAGTCCCGGTTCTGAA